GGTCCTGCTGGTCCTACTGGTCCTGCTGGTGCTGATTCGTCAGTCGCTGGACCTACTGGTCCTGCTGGTCCTACTGGACCTGGTGGTTCTACTGGTCCTGCTGGTCCTACTGGTCCTGCTGGTCCTGCAGGTGGTGACGGTTCTGATGGTGCTGATGGTTCTGATGGAGGTACTGGTCCTACTGGACCTGCTGGTCCTACTGGACCCGGCGGACCGACAGGATCACAAGGTCCTACTGGTCCTACAGGTTCTGCTGGTTCTGGCGTAACCTTCAAAGGTTCAGTAGCAAATACTCCGTCTTTACCTTCAAGTCCAACTCCAGCAAACGGTGACGCCTATATTGTACAGGCAGATGATACTTTCCATATGTGGGATGGTTCACAGTTTGTTAGTGGAGGTTCTATTCAAGGTCCTACTGGACCTACTGGTCCTACGGGTCCTACCGGACCTGGCGGTCCTACTGGAGGCACAGGTCCTACTGGACCTGCTGGTTCAAACTCAACAGTCGCTGGACCTACTGGTCCTACCGGTCCTGCTGGTCCTACTGGTCCTGCTGGTGATGATTCATCAGTCGCTGGTCCTACTGGTCCCGCTGGTCCTACTGGTGCTGCTGCAGGTTTTGGTACTCCTACTATTCAAACAGGCGCCCCTATAGCAGTATCCGCATCCGGACCTAACGCTGCTAAAGTTTTTGCTTTTACTATACCATCTGGTCCTACCGGATCTACCGGTCCTACTGGTCCTACTGGACCTGCTGGACCTGCTGGCGCTGATTCATCAGTCGCTGGTCCTGCCGGTCCTACTGGTCCTACTGGTCCTGCAGGTAACAATGGTAGTACTGGTGGTACAGGACCTACTGGTCCTGCTGGTCCTACTGGACCTGGTGGTCCTACTGGTTCTGCTGGACCTACTGGTCCTACAGGTTCTGCTGGTTCTGGTGTAACCTTTAAAGGTTCAGTAGCAAATGTTCCTTCGTTACCTTCGAGTCCAACCCCAGCAAACGGTGACGCATATATTGTTCAAGCTGACGATACTTTTCATATGTGGGATGGCAGTCAATTTGTTAGTGGGGGTTCTATTCAAGGTCCTACCGGACCTACCGGACCTACTGGTCCTACTGGACCTGGCGGTCCTACTGGAGGTACAGGTCCTTCTGGTCCTACTGGACCTGCTGGCGCTGATGGTGATGATTCAACAGTCGCTGGACCTACTGGTCCTACTGGACCTGGCGGTCCTACTGGACCTACTGGTCCTGCTGGTCCTACTGGTCCTGCAGGTAATGACGGTTCTGATGGTTCTAATGGTTCTACTGGTCCAGCTGGTCCTACTGGACCTGGTGGACCTACTGGACCTGGAGGTTCTACTGGACCTACCGGACCTACTGGACCAACTGGTGGTTTCTCAACTAACTCAAACGGTCAAGTTAACTCACTAGGTGTTGGTACTGCCGGTTCTGGTACGACAGGTGAGATTAGAGCAACAAACAATATTACTGCTTACTATTCAGATGAGAGATTAAAAGATGTTCTTGGTGAAATAGATAATGCATTAGATAAAGTAAAAGAATTACGAGGTGTGTACTACAAAGAAAATGAAGTCGCAAAGTCTTTAGGTTATGATAACGATAAAAGACAAGTAGGAGTAATTGCACAGGAAGTACAAAAAGTATTGCCTGAAGTGGTGACAGAAGCGCCAATAGATGACAAGTATATAACAGTTTGGTATGACAAATTAGTTCCTTTATTGATTGAAGCAATAAAAGAATTATCAGCGAAAGTAGATAAATTAGAAGGAAAATAAATGGCTGTACCAAATACAAAAGCAACTTTAAAAGAATATTGTTTACGAGCATTGGGTAAACCTGTAATTGAAATAAATGTAGATGATGACCAGGTTGACGATAGAATAGACGAAGCAGTACAATACTTTTCTCAATATCATTATGACGGTGTTGAAAGAATGTATATGAAGTATCAGATAACAGAGGATGATATTACACGAGCAAGATCAGATGAGACTGTTGGTACTGGTACTGAAGGTTCTGTTTCTAACACTTTTAAAAACCAACAAAACTATATTGTAATGCCATCATCTGTTTTATCAGTAATGGGTATATTCAATTTTAATGATAAATCAAATTTAAATATGTTCGATATTAGATATCAAATGCGATTGAACGATTTATATGATTTTTCCTCTACCTCTATATTACACTATGAAATGACAATGAGACATTTAGATTTCTTAGATCATATTCTTATTGGAGAAAAACCAGTTGCCTTTAATATGCATAATAATAGATTGTATATTGGAATGGATTGGCAAAATGATGTCGCTGCTGGTGAATACATAATTATAGAATGCTACAGAAAATTAGACCCAACAACTTATGCAGATATCTTTGACGATATGTTTTTAAAAAGATATACCACTGCTTTAATCAAGCAACAATGGGGTGCTAATTTATCAAAATTTCAAGGTGTAACCATGTTGGGTGGAGTTTCTATGAATGGTGCTGAGATTTATTCTCAAGCGTTATCTGAAAAACAAAAACTAGAAGAAGAGATTAGATCCACATTCGAAGCACCTATTAGTTATATGATAGGATAATCAATGCCAACTAATGTCTATTTTGACCACGGTAATACAAACGAACAGCGTCTTTATGAAGATTTAATCATAGAGCAGTTATCTATTTACGGTCAAGATGTTTATTATTTACCAAGAACTCTAGTAAATGAAGATACTATATTAGGAGAAGATAGTACTTCTAAGTTTACTTCAGCGTATGCTATAGAAATGTATGTTGAAAATGCAGATGGTTTTGAAGGCGAACAAGAAATTATAAGAAAGTTTGGTGTAGAATTAAGAGATGATGTTTCTCTTGTAGTTTCTAAAACGAGATGGAAAAAAGTTTTAGAAGCGGAAAATAATTTAATTGAAACAACCAGACCTAACGAAGGCGATCTAATATGGTTTCCTATTGTAAATGCTTTCTTTGAGATACAATTCGTAGAACACGAACAACCTTTTTATCAAGTACAAAATGTTCCTGTTTACAAATTAAAGTGTACTAAGTGGGAATACTCTTCGGAAGAAATTTCTACTGGTCTTTATGATATTGACCAAACTGAAGAAGCGCTATCAACGAATATGTTGAATTATCAAATTAGTGTTGAGAGTGGAATAGATATATCTGGTTCAATTATGATGGAGTCTGATATAGGTGATAAGAGTTTCATATTATTAGAGGATGCACCTTCTGAACTTTCTACTGTACAAGCGACAGATCAATCGCATAAATTTGAAGTAGCGTCTGGTGTGACCACTACTGGTGATAGTACAGACGATATACTAGACTTCAGCGAAAGAAACCCATTTGGTGAAAGTGATTTTCATTTTGGAAAGGATTTTTAAATGTTCGGTCAATATTTTTATCACAAACATATACGAAATACTATTATTGCTTTCGGTACAATATTCAATACAATTGGTGTAAGAAGATACGACTCTAGTGGTAATGCTGTATCAAGTTTAAGGGTGCCATTAATGTATGCACCAAGAGAAAAGTTTTTAGCCAGATTACAACAACAATCTGAATTAGGATCTGGCGATGAAGAAAAAGTTGCAATCACTCTACCTCGATTGTCTTTTGAAATGACTGGGTTCTCTTATGATCCCAGTCGTAAGATTAATAAAATGCAGAAATATAAAACTGCAAAAACTACTGATGACAAAAATGTTTTTAGTCAGTATGCTCCTGTGCCATATAATGTAAATATAAATTTGTATAGTTTCTGTTCTAATTCAGATGACTCTTTGCAAATACTAGAACAGATACTTCCATACTTTCAACCTGATTATACAGTAACCTTCATAGAAGATAAAACTATGGATATAAAAAGAGATATACCTTTTATATTAAATGGCGTTGACTATGAAGATACTTATGATGGTGACTTTACAAGCAATAGAAGAATAATTTATACACTATCATTTACTGCAAAAATTTATCTATACGGTCCTATATCTAAAGGCGCTGTAATTAGAAAAGTATCAGCTGATTTATATGATAAGATGAATACCGAAGGTCCTTTTCGTAGAGAAAGGGTTACGGTAACACCTAATCCTACAAGTGCTGATTATGATGATGATTACACTTATACTGAAACACTTGAATTCTTTGAAGATGATAAAAATTATGATGAAACCTCAGGAACAGACAAATAGTTTTCTCACTAGACGAAGAGTAAATTTAGATATTGGATTTAGATGTACTCTTGAGTGTCCTATGTGTGCTAGACAACAAGACTTCAAAGGTATCAGACCTATTCCCGGCAAAGATTTAACTATCGAAGAATATCAAAAAATTATTGACTTCTTTCCAGAGGTTACAATGTGTGGTCAAATTTCTGACCCAATATTTAATCCTAATTTTCCAACTTTTATAAAGATGTCTGCTGAGGCAGGTACTGATTTAAAAGTTAACACAGCTGCCTCGCAAAGAAAAGAAAAATGGTACAATGATGTATTTGATAGTTTTGGTAAAGGGGGTTGGGTTTTTGGTATAGATGGGTTGCCTGAAGAGAGTCATAAGTATAGAATTAATCAAGACGGTGTACACTTATTTAATATGATGAAACTATGTGCGAGTAAAGGTATTCAAGCACGCTGGCAATATATCGTGTTTAGATATAATGAAAATCACATAGACGAAGCAAGATCAATGGCAAAAGATATAGGTGTACAATTTGAAGTAAACTTATCTTCTAGGTTTAATGGACCTGATGATCCTTATAGACCTCTTAATCCTAAATACTGGATAGATAGAAATAAATTTGCTAAACACGGAGAATTAAATGTGGAATCCTAAGTGTATAACAAAAGACCCTGAAGAACAAGATTACGGATTCACACCTCTCACGAAACATATACTACCATGTTGTTGGGCAGATAAACCTGAATTTAGAGATCACTTTTGGGGTAAACAACTTATGATAGATGAGTTAAGTATGGAAAATGTTGGAAGTGTGGAGGATATTATTTTATCAGATGAGTGGTTAGATTTTGTAGATATGTTAAATAATAGACCTGAAGAAGCGCCTAAAACTTGTTGGAAACATTGTGGCAAAGGTGATAGAGTTCATAGAATAAAGATACGAGAAAGATGAAAAAAGATATATCATATTGGCACCCATTATGTATTGCAGAACCTGAAGGTAAATTTGTAGGTCATAATGCAAGTGGTCATTTATTACCTTGTTGTTGGTGTGAAAATACAGGCGATCCTGACTTTGATCCTTTATTACAAGATCATTTAAAAATAGAAAATGTTGATGGTGTAGATGAAATATTATTATCGGATGAGTGGTTGGAATTCACTAGAATACTAGTAGAAGAACCACTAAAGGCACCTAGAACTTGTTGGAAGTATTGTGGCAAAGGTAAAGGGTTTAAAATTAAGAGCCAGGAACTATATAAATAGTAGTATGAGTAAAATAGATGATAAACTAAATGAAATTTTAGAAGTAACCGCTGAGCAAATTCTAGCACCAGCGCCCATAAAAAAACAAGAGATCGCTGTAATGCCAGAATCAAATGATCCTCAAGATGACTTTGAACACGGCAGAGCAAACCTTTACAAGTTAATTGAAAAGGGTAATGAAGCAGTAGATGGTATCTTATCACTTGCAAAAGAAAGTGAACACCCTAGAACATATGAGGTTGCCGGTCAGTTAATTCAAACAGTAAGTCAAGTGTCTCAAGATTTACTAAGACTACAACAAGGTCTTAGAAGATTAAAAGAAGTACCTGACACTGGTCCTAAGAATGTGACCAATGCATTATACATTGGTTCTACAAATGAATTACAAAAACTTCTAAAGAAAAACAGTAAAGATGGAAAATCTTAAATCAAAAGAACAGTATCTTGGT